ACCGCCAGCAAAACCTTGATTTGCTGTGCCTGCACCACCTGTAGTTTCGCCTGAATCGGAATGTGCGCCACCACCCGAACCACCAGTATTCGCTGCGCCTGTAGTACTTGTGTTGTTAAATGCGCCACGACCACCACCAACAGTTGAAATGGTTGTGATATTGCTACCAGCAATAGAACTTGTTGAACCGTTCGTGCTTGCTTGTGGTGCTGTCGTACCGCCGACACCGCCAGCGCCAATCGTCACCGTGTAAGCCACGCCTGCAACAACTGCAAACGGCGTTTCTAAACTACCGCCACCACCCGTTGCATCTTTTGTGCAACGCAAACCGCCAGCACCACCACCGCCGTCGCCTTGAGTACCGCCACCACCGCCACCACCAGCGACAACAAGATACTGTGCAACTAAAGGTTTATACACCGCTTCGACTTCGTACGCCGACACATAGCCCTGCGACCTAGTGCGAGCCACTATGACCCCAGTAGCAGTTGTGCTTCTTGCTCAGTAATACCAAGTTTTGTTAGCAACGCTTCACGGGCAGCCTGTCTAACGACAAGTGCTTCAGCGTGTGCTTTTGCTTGGTCGCTAATAGTTTTTAGGTTCGCTATTTCGTCATCGGTCATATTGCGATTGATGCCGTTGTCGTTTATTTTTAGTGCCATAATTTATACCGTCTTTGCATATCCGTAAATAGCATAATTGCCTGTTGTCGTGCCTGCGGAAACTGAAACGATAAAACCGTCAAATTGTGTAGAACTGTTTTGATTACCTGTAGTACCTTGCGCTAATGGCGATGCGTAAGAACCGTCAAAACGAAGATTAGTGGCGATAAGACCAGTTTGTTCCGCTATTTGTGGCGAATAAATATTCGCTTCACAATAACCAATCACACTTGAGCCGCCAGTCTGCGCCAATCTTAAAGATGATTGCGCAGCGTTATAACCGTAACTTTGCGCTGATGGCGCACCCGTCATTTGATAGCCGCTGTAATTGTAATTTGTAGTAGTTGTTACACTACTAGCACGAAATTGTAAATCTAAAACAGTGTCGTTTGTATTAGCAAATTTAATTAAAATCAAATAATTTGTGTAACTGCTAGTAAAAACATTGTCAGCCGAAAAACTCGTTACAGCACTAAACGCCGTTTCTGCTTTAACACAAACTAGTGCAGAGTTGATGCCTGTAGGAACAGCCTGAACAACCTGCGCACTCGTATAGCCGTTAGGAACACCCACGATTAGACCGTGATTCTATTAACGAAACCGTGAATCATAATTACATTCGCAGTACCAGCAAACGCCCTAACAACCTTCGCCGTAGCATTACCCTGCAACAACAAACCTGGAATCACAGTCACCAAACCAGCCTCAGGCAAAACAGTCAACTCGATATTGCCATCAGGTGCATCAGCCTGACCCCACTCAATCGTCAACTTAACCGAAGAAGCCGACGAGTTCACCGCATACAACCAAACCTCATCAATCGTTGTCGTAGTAGTCGACGCTGTATGAATCGCTGTACCAGCAGTTGCCGTAGCAGCAACCTTGACAGCCAAACCCGTACCAGTAGTACCCGCTGGCTGTAAACATAATTTTGTAAAAGTTGCCATATATCTCCTATATTAACTAAAAACTTGCGAACCTAAAACCAACTGGTCACTATCACCCGTAACACCACTCGCAGGCAAAACAGCCCAAGCAGCATCAGTACCATCAGAAGTTAGCACATAACCATTAGCACCGATAGCAATACGGGCAGGGTTCACAGACGAATTAATTGTCAACAAATCACCACGAGTAGTCATCGTCGACGTGAACTCGTTTGCCTCGTTAGCGTCAGTAGCAGTAAAAACTGGGTAACAAGTAGCGCCAGCAGAATGCGAAGCGGCAGTAGTGCCATCCACACCACGAGTCATCGAAGCCAACGATGAACCTGTGCGGGAACCAACCAAAACTTTTTCTTCAGTAACCAAACCTGGGTCAATCACCATGAAGAACGGACCGTTAGCGGTGTCATTCCACGCTGTGACAGTACCCGTCAAAAGTGCGGTGGTGTCGCCAGCGGTAATAGAGTTCGTGAGCGTACAAGCGGGAGCCGCACCTGCGTAAGACCGTCTAGTGACTGCTGACATCTATACTCCTAATCTTGAACCGAACGCATTGTAACAGTACAGGTTCCTTCCAAATCCCAGTTTTGCTGGAATCCGTCTACAACCTGAAATTCTAAATCTTCTACTACAACAGAATATGTTTCCATGTTCTCTTGGTAGTTTACCACTATAGGGTTCGTTACCAAATCCCGTAGCGCTTGTAGTTCTGATTCTACATCAAAATAATACTCGGTGTCATGTACCCGTAGTTTGTGGTGCATGAGGATAGGCACTCGGAATACTTGGCTTCGGGCTGGGGAAGCGTAGGCTCTAGCCATCCATCGGGTGAGGGTTGGGGCTGTGGTTGCTGACCCTCGGTTTAGTTCTAGTTTAAATTTGGCTTCAATGAATTTGCTTTGCGGACCTGTTGCTACTGCTTCTGTGGCGAGTTGTGTGTCGTGGGGTGTCATCGAGGTGTATGCGCCGTCGTCTGATGATATGTATGGGGTGATTGTGCCTGATAGCGGGGTGGTTCGGATATCAAATTTGGCTACGAATTTGCGGTCTGGGATACCCCAACGGTAGATGCCTGTGACGATTTCTCCTTGTGTCACATAGTTCGCTGTGTCTTCCACATAGATACCTGCGCCTGATACTGCGAACACCCGTTTGTTATCGTAAGTAGCACACGATAGGACGTTTGCTGTTGAGGTGTGCATGAGGTCTGATGCGTGCGCTGGGGTGTTTGTCGCTATCAACGATGACAGGTCTAATCTGCCTAACCCTGTGGATGTGCTGTCGTATTGTGACCAGTTGTACCACACGAATTTGTCTTCGGCTGTGAACGATAAAACGTCGCCTGTGGTTGGGATTAGTGCGCCTGCTGTGAGGTTACCTGCGCTGTCTGGTGTCGAGTATCGGACGCCTTTGTTTGTGCCGATGAATATTCCGCCGAGGTATCCGTATACAACTTTAGGGATTTCGCCTGTCGGTAGGTCGAGTGCTACTACTGGTTGGTCGAGTACACCCGCCGAGGTGATAGTAATTTTGTAGATTGCTCCACGGTCGCCTGAGTATCCTGCAACATAGATGGCGTTTTGACCTGAAGCAAAACTTACCCAATTCCATGTTGATATCGGGTGTGCGTAGTCGTCGCCGCCGACGTGACCTGATGGGTCATAGTAGAGGTCTGTTGCGCCTGCACCTGAATCACCTGATATAAGCAAATGTCCTTTAACGAAATCAACATAATAGAATTCGTGACCGCGAGCAACGTTGGATGCGGTGTGGCTTGCGTTTACTTTCCAAAGCCCGAAACTGCTTGTTGTGCCAGGGTATGTGAGATAGATGTTTGTGCCATCTGATGCTATGTCTCTCGGTGTGCCCGCAGGTAAACCTGTTACCGATGTCCATGTTGGTGACGAAGCAAAAGGGTTAGAAGAATAACGGACAGCGGAACCATCTAACATATATAGTTCGCCGTTTGCTACAACCACCTGTAGGTTTGTGTTCGCCGACGAACGGGATTGTTTCGTAGCGTTCAACAAAGTTAACTGTCCTTTAGTCCAAGGGTTCACACCTTTGCTTGAGTTGTATCGGTAATCTTGTGCGTCGGCTGTGTCCGCATATTTTTGACCAGCACCGAAATGCCATGATGATTCACCTCTACGCCATAACCCTTGAGGGTTGATTGCTGCTTCGCCTGGGCTTGTTGATTGGTCCACAGAGTCACGTACACGTGGTTCGAAACCTCTAGTGAACGTGCCTGCTTTCTGGTCAACGAGATATGGTCTGCCGTTGATAGCCAGCGGGAAAATGTCTGGTACTAGTTGGGTGGTTGTTCCGCCCGCAAAAAATCTTGGTGCTGGGAAGAACGCATCGGTGAAACGTAGAAGCGTTGTCACCGTTTAATCCTTAGATAGGAATGTTGGGTATGCTCTTGCTAGACGTGCTGCTTCTGCTTGGATACGGTCTCGTCGTAAACGGATAAGACCTGCGGTGCTGTTTGCTACTGAACCCATCGCTACTTCGTCTGCTCGGCGTGTGTCGCCTTGTGATTCTGTGAAGTTTCGTTTAATTTCTCGTGGTGACATCAACCGTATTTGTGCGCCTAACGCAACGATGTCTGTGACTGTTTCTTGTACACCGCATGTGGTGTTGATGTCGGTTGCTTCTGTTGTGGCTGAACTGTATGCGGCTTTGTAGACGATGCGTAGACGCCCTGGGAATACTGCTTGGTCGAAACGGATAGCGAAACCTGAAGCGAAGTCGTCTGTTGGTACGTCACGTACTAAACGGATTTTGCGGGCTACAGGGTAGTCGTCTGTTTGGTATCTTACTGAGACTGTTAACAGGTCGATGATGCTTGTGACCGATGTGAGGTTTATCATCGCGTCTGAACCGTTGTAATCTTGGTTCAATGTTTTGACTTGGAACAGTCCGTGCATCGGAGATGACAGGTCTGCTAGTTCGTCGTTGATTGATTCTAATACTTGTGCTCGTGGGAATCTTGGGTTGACTGTGATGATTGCGCCTGCTGTGTGTGCGGCTGCTGTTGTCCCGTTGAATCCTCGTTGAACTGTCAACGTTTTTGTTGGTACGTCTGTTGCCCAGATGTACATTAGTTCTGAATCGATTTCTAATACTTGACCTGTTCGCAGTCCTTCAAGTGGATAGGTGACAACAACACTCGTACCGTTTGATGTGAGTGTTGTTGTCAGTAGGTTGCGGGCTTCTACCGTTCCAGATAAAAGTTGTCGCAACGTCCTATCGATGACGACTGCTGCGGTTGTCATTTACTTCTTTTTCTTAGCCTTCATTTTCATCGGTTTGCCAGTTTTCTTGGCTGCTTTTTTAGCGGCTGCCATTCCTGCAGCGCCGTATGAGAATTCTTTTTTTCCTACCATTGGCATATTATTTGCCTTTCTTGTTGCGTGTGGATATTGCTTTAGCCTTAGAACGTGCATCGGCTTTCGACGAAGCACCCCAAGCCTGTAAAGATAATAGCAGTCTTGTTGGTTTACCTTTGCTATCTCTTTCAGGTCCTGGCATGTTGCCCATGCGTGC